TTTGATGGTACACGTGACGCTTCAATCAACTGGTGTGACCTACGACTACGTATCTTATAAAAATAAGATGTTTATCGCCTACCCAGAAAGTAAGATTGATATGGAGTTAGTTTTTAAAGGTGATACTTTTAACTTCGCTAAGGAGAGTGGAAGCGTTATCTATCACCACACTATTGCTGACCCGTTTAATCATAAAGCCGATGATGTTATGGGGGCGTACTGCGTCATTATCAATAAGCGTGGTGAGTTTATGACTACTCTAAGTAAAGAGGAGCTAGAGAAGCACCGAGCGATTGCCAAGACCAAGAACGTTTGGAACGATTGGTTTGTAGAAATGTGCCTCAAGACGGTTATTAAAAAGGCTTGTAAAAAACACTTCGATGATATCTATGAAAACATAGAGAGCCTTGACAATGATAACTACAATCTTGATAACCCCCTCGACCTAGAAGCTAAGTATAAAGACGAGATTGATAACATTACGGGTATTAAAGAGCTGATGGAATACTACTTAAATAACCAAGGTCGTGGGGCTAGTTTCGATAAGTACATCTCAATGAAGAAGGATGAACTAAGCAAGCAGTTAAAACAAAGCGGTGATGTCGTGACCGATGATAAAGGAGATATCGTTTATATAAATAAGCCACAATAATTTTATGATTATTCACCGAGATATTATTCAAGGTTCGCCTGAGTGGTTTGCTAAGCGGAAAGGGAAAGCGACAGCTTCACACGCTACCGCCATTGCTACTGCCAGTAAGGGTCTTGATACTTACGTTTTAGAAATCGTGTCTGAGTTCTTTTCAAGCGGTGAGAAAGAAGGGTTTGAGAACGAACATACCAAACGGGGTAAAGAGCTGGAAGCTCAGGCACGGTCAATCTATGAGCTGATGAAGGACGTAGAAGTCGAGCAGGTTGGTTTTATCGAACATAACGAATACATCGGTTGTAGCCCAGACGGTTTAGTATCTGAGGTCGGCGGTGTCGAAATAAAATGTTATGACGATAAATGCTATCTATATTTAATTACCGAGGGAGAGAAGGCAATCAGTAGCGACTATATGTGGCAGATACAGATGAACCTTCTAATTACTGGTCGTGAGTGGTGGGACTTCGTAGCCTATAACCCTAACTTTAGTAAACCGATATTTATTCACCGAATTTACCCCAACGAAGAAAAGTTTAAGGCGTTAAAAATTGGCTTCATAGTTGCCGAAGAAAAAATCAAGCAGTTAATTAATAAATATAATTTGGTAAACTTATGAACAATCAAAACCTAGAAGTCTTTAATCAAATCAGAAGCGAGCTAACGCTTTTGGCAAATGAGTATAAGGACTTTAAGATTAACGGCATTAATGATGTCGATGGCTATAACAAAGCCAAAGAAGGGGCGAAGAAATTAAGGGACGCTGAAATTGCCCTTGAGAAACTAGCTAAGCAAGAGCGTGAGGGGGCATTAAATTATCAACGGGGCATTATCTCGCTTGAAAAAGACCTATTAACTATTACTTCTCCTGTAAAAAATGATTTAAAAACTCAGTTTGAAACCATCGACAAAGAGATGGCTAGAGAAAGTCGCAGGGTCTTATTGCCCGACCGCATACAAGCTCTTAAAGACATCGAGATTTTAGTCATTGAAGATGATAAGGAGCAGATTGATTTAATTCTTGAGATGGACGAGAAAGATTGGGCTAATTATTACAGCACTCAAAAGCTCTCCTATTTAGAAAATAAAGACCGTATTCAACGGGAGAAGCAGAAAGAGGAAGATGATAAAAAAGCTCAGGCAGAAAACGAAAAAATTAGAATTAAAAACGCCGTGCTAATAAACAACAATAAAATCTTACAGGCTAAAGCTGATAACGATAGACGTATCGCTAAGGAAGCTCAGGACATTATTGACGCTGAGGCAAACCGCAAAGCGGACGACTTAAAACGCCAAGCCGATGAGGAAGAAGATAGAAAAATTAGAGCTCGTGGCGAGAAGTATCAGGGCTTTTTAAGATATTGCGGTATGACTAACCAAACCGCTAAAGATGAATTTTACATTAAAGAAGATAAGCAACCAGACGGTTCGATACTGGTAACCGCCTACAAAAAAGTTAATTCAATTATCATATAACCCTATGAATAAAGTTATTCTATGTGGTCGCCTAACACGTGACCCCGAAGCAAGAAATACGACAAGCGGTATTATGGTCGCTAACGCTAGTCTAGCTACCAGTGAAGTGTGGACGGACGCAAACGGCGAACGCAAGCAGAAGTCCGAGTTTCATAATCTGGTGCTCTGGCGTAAGTCGGCGGAGAATATCGTTAAGTACTGCCACAAAGGAAGTCAACTACTAATTGAAGGCAAACTAACGACTGAGGACTGGGTCGCTCAGGACGGCAGTAAACGCTATACGACTAAGATTATGGTGGACAGTTTCAGGATGTTAGATAGCAAGCCACAGGAAGCCCGTAGAGAAGAAGAACCAGAAGCACCTCAAGACAATCGCCAAACCTATAAATCGTTTCAGGAGGAGCAGAACGGAGGCGGTAGCGATGAGGTAACACGGCAGGATGACGGCTTAGATAGATACCGAAATCTCCCACCAGAAGAAATGCCACCTGAACCTCAAGAGGAGGAAATCAGGGTCGAAAACATCCCTTTCTAGTTGACGAGGTTTGTTTTATATAATATAATAAAGTTTGAAGCTAATTTAATGGCTGGGAAGATAACCTTATGAAAGTTAAAATACTAGCCATTATCTAGGCTTATTTAAAAATATGCCACCAAAAAAAGAGAAGATTGAGCTTAACAGCACTAATAGTATCGGCGGTTTTTTCAAGGGAAGAATACGAGAGGCGTATTTCCAAAAGAAATTACCCCAATTTCTCTTAGAGTTTCAGGCTCAATGCTCAGACGTTGCTGAGATTAGTCGGTTAAAAGACTATCTTATCGACTTACAGGCAGGAGAGAGCGATTTAATTGCCGAGATTACTAAGACAATCGGCGAGGAAGCAATGGGCATAATGAAGGAAGAAAACGCCCCCCTTGCTAAGTTTATGGGCGAGATGTCCGAAGATGAACAAGCCCAATTTACTGTCTGGCGTGATAGCTGTGCTAACGCTATCAATCGAATTACCACTATCATCACAGCGACTCGTAAGATAATTAAGGAACGCTCAGCGATGAAAAAGGATGATTGGCTAGACCTTGCCCTTGAAATCGCAACGCTGATGAAGTGGGTCGATGAGGACAGAGTCTATAAAGACCAGATGTATCGTAAGGTGCTGATGACTGAGAAAGCCAAGCGTGGCTGTTCAAGACTCGAAGCCGAAGAAATTACTAAGACAACTCAAGAGTATCGAGATTACAAGTTGGCATTATTATTTAAGGAAAATTTAGAAGAATTTATAATGTTGGCGAAGAAGAAAGGTGCTTTAGATTATTAATATACACCCCCTAGGGGTATCAAAGATATGAACGCAAGGAATAAAAGAATAGTGGAGAAATTTAAAAATGGTGAAACTGAAACGGCTCTTGCTTTGTACTATAAGATAACCAGAGAGAGAATACGGACAATTCTAGTCGGTATTATGGGACGGGAAGCGGTGAGCCGACAGGCAAAATTAAACGTGAAGGCGAAGTATATCAAACTTGCCAAGAACAATAAGGGCACTAAATACATTTGTAAAAACTGCGGTAAGCCGATTTACGACAAGTATCTTAAAAGAATTTTCTGCGACCCAGAGTGCTTTAGAGAATACCAAGAAAAAAATAAACTCTCCGAGGAGGAAAAAATTGAACGTAGGAGAGCAAAGGCAAAGGCTTATTATTTAAGACGTAAAAAGATTTAATATGAAAATTACAAAAAAATTATTTTACTCGTTGCTCGTTGAAACAGTTTTGATTTTATTAATTATTTTAATCGGTGTGTCCTTCGTTTATTTAATTGGCACAGTCGCTCACCACGTTCAACAGGTGTTCTATGTTTGTAAATAAATATGGACACTTATATTCAAATAACCAAAGCAAAAAGAGTTAAAGACTATCAACGTCTTGGCTCTTTTTTATTTACCATTTTGTTTGGTATCTGGTGCGTTAAAGTTGGTATTACTCTTGGTATTGAAGCCAGCAAACCGCTTCCAGTCAGCGAGGCAACAATCACTCACCGAGTGGTTAAGGAAGTATCAATTAAGAAGCCAGAGAAATATATCGGCAAGTTTACCATCTACGCTTATAACAGCGTGTCAGGGCAAACAGACGGTAGCCCGTGTATCTCCGCTGATAACAAAAACATCTGTGAGCGATTTGCTAAAGGCGAGAAGCTTTGTGCGTCTAACGATTTTAAATTAGGGACGATTGTATATATCAAAGATTACGGCGACTGTAAGATTGTTGACCGTATGAAATCAACTTACTCGAAGTCGATTGATATCTTTATGGGTTATGATGTTGCTACCGCAAGGCAGTGGGGCGTAAAAAGTATAGAAATCTACACTACTCACTAAGCCTGAAAAATGGTATAATATAAGCATAACTTTAAAAACTCAGACGATGGCAACAAGTAAAGTTTCTACGGAACGACTGGAAGAACACGGATGGCGTTTTTCTGGTAAATTTTTTGATGACTTACAAATATGGTTCAGGCGTGATAATTATTTATTGTATCACAACGAGCTAGAGCTGGTTTATTTTAGGTATTCATCAAAGAAAAGAGTCGATTGGGAGCGGAGCGGTGAGAACAACAAACACCACTTAACGCCAAGGTCTAGAGGCGG